ACCTTACACTTATCTTATAAGTTGCATCGCAAGCAGGCATCCAGTCTTCATCTTTAAGACCTAGAAAATGTACCCACGATTTGAAATACTGAGTTGTAGATTCACCAACACCCACTGTGGCAACTTTGGGCGATTCAATCAGAGTAATATCCCACTCTGGAAATGCCTTCACAAGGGTAGAGGCGGTCATCCAACCAGACGATCCGCCTCCAACAATACAAATTTTCATATAATAAAGTCTTTAGATCACTATATTACACAGGTGGCGTCCAGTTGTCAACCCATTGCTCCCATGCTTTACGTCCTTCCAGTTGCGTATGCTTAGGATTAGGCACAAATTCAGGGATAGTGCGGGGAGCGGTGGTAGTTGCTTTCACATTATCAATGTGATCTTTCCAGCGTGTGCCACCATCTTTAGCATCTGCGTATTGCATGTCAAGTTGTGATCCAATATCACCATATGCAAGCACTCGCGCAATAGTGGTTTTATTTTTTAGATCCTCGGTGTCGTCCCTATGGACACATACACCGTTAATCATAGTATGCTCATAGGTGCAATCGTCGGGAACTGGCACCCACTTCATATTTGCGTCTGGACCCTCATAGATCTCAAACTTATCTTCTTCGTCACAAATGTCAGTCAACTGACCTGTTTGTGCGTCGCAGATTGCCCATTTAGCCATGATAGATTAAAATCTCCTACGTTGTTATTTATCAGCTGTAGTATTCGTAAACTACTACAACACCCTCACGTCCTCTAGCACCTCTGTTACCGTGCTGAGATCCATTACCACCTGCACCCCATGCTGCATGAGATTGGTGCCTGTGGGAATAGTTACCTTGGTTATGTGATGATGGTTGAGATCCACCCATAGAGGAAGATCCCCCTGAATGGTTACCATAACTATAGTACGATCCGTGTCCGTTACCGCCACCACCGTAGATATTTAGGTCACCACCTGATCCATTGCCGCCATATCCACCAGCATGTTGTGTGCTGCAATTAGCGCCAAGACCACCAGATGCTGAGCAGAAAGATCCAAAACTTGACGAGTTACCATTACCACCACAACCAGAGTAGTTAGTACCACCACCTGGATTACCTACAGTAACTGAAACACTACTGGTGTTAGTTACGTCGATAACTTTCTGTGCAGTACCAGCAGCACCACCAGATTCAGTGTATCCACTACCACCGCCACCAGCGCCAACTACCCAAACTTTAATAGATCCAACACCACTAGGTCTACTCCAAGTGCCATTAGATGTCCATACTTGCATGGATCTGAATCCACCAGTAGCAGAAACTGCTGACCACTGTAAGGATGATCCATTGGTAGATAGATACTTACCGCTTTGACCAGAGAAAGACGGGATTACATAAGTAGATGCCCCCGAAATGCTACCGTTGATATTAAGGTTGGTGACCTTTAATTCACCGTTCGCAGTAATAGATCCAGACTGGAGGGTAAAACCACCGACACCAGAGGGATCTTGTACTGTAGTAACTTTTAAGACGCTCATTTCGTAATGCCTGACTTAGTATTTATCCGAAGAATTCCTGGACTACAACAACACCTTCACGTCCTCTAGCACCTCTGTCGCCGTGCTGGGATCCGTTACCACCTGCACCCCAAGCACAGTGTGACTGATGCCTGTGTGAATAGTTGCCTTGGTTGTGAGAAGAAGGTTGTCCACCACCCCAGTATGATCTACCAGACGAGTGGTTACCATAACTATGGTGAGATCCATGACCATTGCCACCACCACCATAAACATTCAGGTTACCGCCTGATCCATTACCACCATACCCACCAGCGTGCTGGGTAGAGCAGTTTGCACCAAGACCACCAGATGCTGAGCAATAACTGCCAAATGATGAGGAGTTACCATTACCACCACATCCTGCATAGTTTGTACCACCACCAGGATTACCGACAGTAACAGAAACTGAGTTTACGTTAGTTACATCAATAACTCTTTCAGCAGTGCCACCTGCACCTGCTGATTCACAGTGACCAGATCCACCACCACCTGCTCCAGTAACAGTCACAATGATAGATTTACAGTTATTAGGTCTACTCCAAGTGCCGTTAGATGTCCACACTTGCATAGATCTAATACCAGATCCGCCGCCAGTTGCCGCCCATTCCAGACCAGATGCACCTGCTCTCAGGAATTTACCTGCGTTACCTGACATATCAGGAATAATGTAATCACTATTTCCTGAGATCTTACCGTTGATGACGATATTAGAGACCGTCAACGTCCCGATAGCATGGATTTTACCTGTAGAGAGCAGGAATCCAGCACTGTCAGAAAGATCTTTAATAGATGATACTCTAATCTGTGACATAATCGTCTCTTTTTTAGTATTTATCCGTAGAATTCATGGACTACGACCACACCCTCACGTCCTCTAGCACCTCTGTTACCGTGCTGAGATCCATTGCCACCAGCGCCCCATGCACAATGGGATTGATGTCTATGAGAATAGTTGCCTTGGTTGTGTGATGATGGTTGTGATCCGCCGAAGTAACTTACTCCTGCTGTGTGATTACCATAGGAATAGTGAGATCCATGCCCATTTCCTCCACCGCCGTAGATGTTAAGGGATCCACCACTTCCGTTACCACCGTAACCACCTGCGTGCTGCGTGCTACAGTTTGCACCGATTCCGCCACTGGCACTGCAGTAGGACCCAAAACTTGAAGAATTGCCATTTCCACCACAACCAGCGTAGTTAGTTCCTCCACCTGGATTACCTACAGTAACTGAAACAGATGATACATTGGTCACGTCAACCTGCCTCTGCGAGGTGCCTCCAGCACCCGCTGCTTCGCAGTGTCCGCTACCTCCACCACCTGCACCTGTCACAGTAACCATGATGGTTTTAACACCAGATGGTCTGCTCCAAGTACCATTAGAAGTCCACACTTGCATGGATCTGACACCAGCAGAACTACTTAAATCTCCCCATGAGAGATTTGATCCATTATTAGTGAGGAATTTACCCTGATACGAAGAAGGGTTAGGAATAATATAACTAGAGGATCCAGCAATAGTCCCCCCTACAGAAAGATTAGTAACGGTCAACGTGCCGTTAGCAGTCAAACCACCACTCGACAAGGTGAATCCTCCGATACCACCTAAGTCCTTAATAGCGTTTACATTTAGCTGTGCCATGCTGCTTTAGTTCCTACCTTGTTATTTATGCAGTTTCCTAGTCTTAAACATTAAGGTCATTCTGAGAGAATCAGCATATTGACTCACTGATCTAACTCCGTGCCAAACGTTACCAGGGAAACCTAGGACAGATCTAAATTTAGGTAATATAGAGTGAGTTATCAATCTCTTCTCTGAATCCCAAAGTATAGTCTCTCCCCCATTATCAATACTCCAAGAATTATTTACATAGACAATTATAGTCTTACTTGTATCTAAGGAGTCATCAGTATGAATTCTCTGATCTTGACCACATGTCTGAGCATTTGCATAACATCGGATCAAAACATCATCAGAATCTAAGTATGGTTTAACATCTTTCCATACATCAAGTATTACTCCACTTAACTCACTCTCACAGTCATAACATGACTGCCCCACCTTAGTAGGTCCACCGAAGAAGATAGACCAATGAGGAATACTTCTCCTTACCGCACTTTTATGACTGAGGTATCCCCATTTCCAAGAAGAATTGATTAGGTAATGATATAATTCAGTTGCTTTATCTTCTGATAATGCATTCTCATGATAAAACATATTTCACTACACTCCTAAAAATCCTCTTGCATCTCCTAGGAAGTTATTAACAAAAGTCCGTGCTTGACTCTGAGAAATAGATCCATTTGTCTGACCTTTTGATACCAGAGCAGTCCAAACGAAACAGTTTGTTGACGTTGACTCATACTGAGAATAGTCACTGTCAGAACTACTACTATAATCAGTATAAGTGAATCCATTTTGGACTGACCCATTCCATCTAGTAGTACCAACAGTGCAGTATAGGTGAGAAATACCAGGGTCAGAGCTCTGGTTATATGCTTTGTTTACGATCCATGCATAAACTAAATCAAATCCCTGCACAGTGTCGCCATCATACACAGTAATTGAGTTTGGCGATCCACCACCACCGTCAGCACCCAAGTTACCACTTCTTGACCATCCATATCGAGTTGTTGAATCTTTTGGTGCAACTGCGATTGCAACTAGGGGCCAAGAGTATCCAAGACCTTGATACTTAATGGAATTCCAAGTTTGTTGTCCTTGGTTATAACCTAAGTTATTACTTGAGTTACCATCTTTCCTCAACTGGGTATAGTTACCACCGTCATACATATCAGACTGAGCATCACTGATATAGGTATCGCTGGCATCTGTTGCATACTGATAGTCTGTACCAGAAGATGCCCAAGTCGTTTTACGACTCTGCATACTGGATTGAAACTGTGAGAAATTATCGTATAAGTTAAAACTTAACTGATTGCCACCGCCTCCTCCACCACCAGCACTACCAGTGCCTTTAGTAGCAAGTGTTGCGCCAAGAGGAGAAAAAGCACCAGAAAATCCAATACTCATGAGTAATTGCCTCCACTACCTAACACTGTATACTGACCAGTTGTGCCAGTGTTAAATGCAATGAAGGATAGAGATACAACACAAATAGGATCACTATGTCCTGGAGGTGATCCACCTGCCCACTTAATTGTTTGCTGCTGACCATCAACGTTAACTGTTGTTGGCACACCAGCACCACCAGCATTGTTAATAACAACAGTGATTGTATATGCCGCAGAGTCTGTAGGCATATTGTTAATACTTAGGGTAAAATTACTACCACCAGATTTCTGAATAAAGATAGCGTTGTTGTTATTAAAATCGTGAGTAACATCACCGCTGGTGTTATAGAAAGTCAAACTTTCTTTAGTTTCAGAGAAGTGTAACGTCCCTGTGCTGGTGATATTACCAGATGTTATCTCTTGAAATTCTGCAGTGCTGGAGTCTTCCTCACCAATAATGTTCCATGCAGCACCATTTTCAACGGTAACTGTGTAACCATTATCAATTTGCACGGGACCAATCGTGGCACCGTTGGCAAATTCAGCACCACCGTTAGCAGTTACACCAACAGTGATATTCTCTTGGATATTCTTTCCGTTTGTCCTGATGATAGAGTCTTCACCCAGTGAAGGACCACCACCACCGACATCATCCCAACCAGGCACACCTTGGGCAGCATCTGCCTTATAGATCTGCGCCATATCTTCGGTGGTATTGTACACCAAAGTGCCGTAGGCAGGAGTACCTAAGGCATTAACTTGCGATTGGTTTAGTGCAGGCAGGTTGATCTGCTCGGTTACCTGCAGTGCCTCCATAATGGCACGGGTAACCTGATCAATCTGATTGCCTATAATTTTGGTGGACATTCTAGACCCCGATTAGTGTATTATTTTAGATAACCAATTCACGGATTTGAATGTTGTCTCCAGTCTGAGGAATAGTGCCAACTGAGAAGTCTACAGCGTTAGCAGTAACTGTGTAGTCAGTCCCAGGACGTTGGCAAACACCATTCAAGAATACAAGTAATGAATATGCAGTGTGACCTGGCGAGATAGCAAAGGATGAAGTTGATCCATTGCCTGTATACATCACGCCATTGTTTCCATTGTTAATTCCAGTCGCCAATGAGTATTTATCAGCGCACCCATATTTACCAGTCACATCAATGTCGCCGCTAACCATTACGTTACCAGCAATCTTCATGCGATTAGATGCATCAGGTGCGATGCCAATACCATAATGAGTATCACCACCAAATCTATTAGAGGTGATAGGACCAGTATCACTTAGACCAAACTTATACCATGTACCTGAGTCGTAGATCCAACCCAAGAATGTACCTGGAGTCCAGTCAATGTTATAGCAGAGGTCACCGCTGTTGTATGCTTCAGTAGCATCAACTTCGGGATTTCCTTGTGCATCCTCTTCTGCCATGAGGATGTTACGGAGCACCGTGCCGTCATCATTCGACAAGGTGAAATTAACAGTCTGGACAGTATCCTGTGATGTCAATTTCTTCTGGAAAGTGACAGGACCAGAGAATACAGATTCCAACTGGTTAGATGCACCACCAATAACAGTCAGTTTATCAGTCAGCACCAACTCAGAGAATGTCT